CAACTGTACTCATTTTGTTGCTAAACAATTCAAGAAGATTAAATCTGCTAGCAGTAGCCAACATATTTGTAGTCTGATATTTCTTCTCGTGCCAAGCATTCATTCGTGCACGATATTGTTCATCAGTTTCGTTTCTTATTTTTGTTTCATCATAGTCTGTTGTAAATGCAAACACACGATATGGAATCTGAATACGATTGCAGAACATTGCCAAGTTGATAACCTGTTTCAATGTATCTTCCAATACATCATTCATAGAGCCAGAGTAATCAATCAGCATAATCATGCCATGATTCTTACCTTGTGGTAGAGAAGTAACACGCTTGAACAAGTCATCTTGCAGTTTGTATGCATAGACTTTCTTCATGTCCAACGAACCAATCTTTGATACCTGTGCTCGTTTGTGCATCTGTGCAGACTTCTTCATCTCGAATTCTTTCACGAGATAGTTCACAGTACGAGATGAGTCAGTTTTAAACTGCTCGAAGTCTTTCCTGAGTTTAGAAGAAAGATTATCCTTCGCTTCCTGAGACCAATAACGCATTCTGCGATCATTGAGTTCATCGTCAGACATGTCCCATTGTTCAGGTGCTTTAGTCTCATTAAGAATAGTCTTATAACTAACCACTGGATCATCAAGATAATCTGTATCGAATGACCAGTATTTGTACTCTGTAGAGTCATCAGCAAGGTCTTCCAATTTGTCTTGGAATGCACGCTGTGTTTTAGATTCTAGCTGTTCGTCTGGAACAGGATCATCGTTTGATAGATTCTTTTCTTTGGAGACTGCTTTCTTTTTAATAGGTTCCATGTCCTCTGGCATATCATCAGAGTCTTCAGAATCCCAGTCATCGCCATCGATATCAATATCATCAAACAAATCATCTTCGTCTTCGTCTTCGTCTTCTTGATCTTGAGGGTTTTCTAACTGTTGCTGTTGTTTCTTTTCTTCAGCCTGTTGTTTTGAATATGCATAGATGTCATGTGCCAATGCAATAATCTCATCGACTGTTTCAGTCTTCTCAGCACGATTGACAAATACCTTTTCGTCAGGGGTGAATGTTACACCACACTGGAATCCAGCTTTGAAGTAAAGATTGATTTTGTCAATCAACAACATCATATCGAATGACTGAACCTGTTTGACACCAAAGAAGTCTCGGTCATTAAGTTGCTTGTAACCTTCGTTCATGCGCTTGCGCAGTCCAGGATACTTGCGTTTGATCATTTTCTCGATACGCACATCTTCCAAAACATTCATGTAACCCATGAGTGATCGTTGTGCTTGAATTGGTACGAGATAATCTTCGGTGGTATACAATGCATGACCAACTTCGTGACCAACAAGCATATCCTCAATCTCGGGAGTCATATCTTTCCACATCGGCAGAGTCAGGATACGACTCTTGATGTCAAAAGATGCAGTGCGTGTTCGTGCACGAACAACAGAAAGATTTTCTGTAGCGAGCAGTCTTGCAGATAGATCAGTTGCTTTGATTTCCATAATGTAATTTATTCTCCGTATGCCATGTCATATTCTACTTCAGACAATCGTGCTTCGATGTGAGTACGATTCGCTAGCGATAGGTTATTGCAAAACACCAGTTCTTCTTCAAGACCATATCTTGCAGCCAACTCGGCTAGTTCAAAGTCACTAAAATCATTCCACATAATTTCTCCGATTCAATAGAGTGAATTATGCGCTAATTTTCAATAAAAGACAAGTGTTTTATTTTTCCCTGTAAAATCAACAACTTACAATCCCCTACTCCCTGTAGGGGATTAGTTCGGGACTATGACAGAGAAGTCATTGCGCTTCTCAAATTTGATAACACTACGGAATTTGTCAAAGAGTTGATCCCCCTTATGACTAATAACGAAGATGTTTGTGTGCTCACCCAACTGATTCATTAGGTTGAGGAAGTAGTCAGTGCCAGCTGTATCAAGAGATGAGTCGAAAATCTCATCAAGCAACAATAGGTTTGTGTTGACAGAGTTCTTCATCTTTGCAATCTGACGCCATGTGAAAAGAATTGCAAGATCGATACGCATCTTTTCACCTTCAGAGAAAGACGCATATGTAAAGTCGTCACGATGACGAGATTTAACTGACTCATTAAACGCTTCATCCAACTCAAAGTGGATATATGCATCCATGGCATTCAGATACTTGTTAATCAACTTGTTCATCGCAGGAAGATACTCACGGATGATAGCTGTCTTGATACCAGTATCTTTTAATAGCGCAGAAGCAACTTCTTCTAAATTACGATGTTCTTGTAGAGAAGTTTTTGTAGTAATGTTTTGCATGGCTGATGTAGCCATCTCTTTTAGCTTACGCTTCTCCTCATCGATGTTAGTTGTGTCAGATTTAACCCTTTGGGTCTCAGCTTCAAGTTCACGGATCTGTTTGTTGAGTAAGGTGATCGTACTGTTTCTTGTAGATAACTCAATGTTCTTATCGGTAATTTGCGCTGCCACTTCATTAATCTTTGATAGCTTCTCATTAAGGTTAGTGAGTATGGTTTCGAGTTCACCAATCTTGTTGTTGTTATCCAACATTTTCGCATTAAGATCTTTGACAATACTCTCTTTGTATTCCTCTGCGATATCTTGGTTACATGACGGACATACATCATGTTCGCTAAAAAACTCTGTGTTGTGCTCACAAGTTTCGATTTTCTGGAGTAACTTGGACTTGATTGATTTGGCTTTGTCAATGTCTTCAGATACATTTTCCTTGTCATTGATGCTTGCTTTAAGAGTATCGATCTCCGAAATGATAAGTTGGATCTCGCCCTCTGCCTGTAAAATCTCATTATTGTTAGCAGTAATTTTGGCTGTGATACTTTCGATGGCACTCGTCTTCGCTTCTGTGATAGTCTTAATGAGTTGTGTTTGCGAGTCGACTTTTGTCTTCGCAGTAGTGATCTCACCTTCGATTCTGGCAATAGCATCTTTGGTCTCCTGTGCCTTTTCTTTCAATAATGTATTCATTGTAGAGAAAATACGAATGTCAAGAATGTCTTCGATAACTTCTCTTCTTTGTAATGGTGTCAACTGCATGAATGGAACAAACGATGCAGAACCAAGGATAACAACTTGCGTGAATGTCTTGTAGTTTAATTTTATAATCTGCTGCTCAAGAACCTTTTGATAATCACGAGAAGCAGCATCTTGATTCATCATGATACCATCGCACCAAATTTCAAATATATTTGGTTTTATACCACGAATGATTTTATATTCTCTAGAACCTATAGAAAACTCTAACTCAACAACGCAGTTCTTTCCATTGATAGAATTTACTAGCTGCCCTTTATTAATATTACGAAATGGTTTCCCAAATAACGAAAAGCACAATGCATCTAAGATTGTGCTTTTACCTTCACCATTCTTACCAATGATTAAAGTAGTTGTTGATTTGTTTAGTAATACCTTGTTAGGTGAATTGCCAGTAGAAAGAAAATTCTTCCAGCTTACACTTTTAAATACGATCATTTACCCATCCATTTCCATCCCAAGAAATACTTCATCATAAACTTTTGAAATTCGCTTGGTTGTTTCTTTTCACTGGGAATTTCCCAGTCACCAATTCGTTGAGACCATGTCAGTGTTCCACCAGTAGTGCTCATTAGCATCATACCATTACCACCAATAAGTTCAGTGGTGAACCACACCTTTGGTTTTTCAGATTCACTAAAATCTAAATCAAGAGGAATCTGTTCTGTGAGTGGAAAGAAATACTGGATCTCAAGTTGTTGCATTAGACTACCTCGACATTAATTGCTTCCGTATAAAGAGATTTCATAAATGTTTTAATCTTTTCTTTGTCAACATCTGTTTCAATTGATTCAATATAATTAGAGAGAACAGAAACTGTATCCTCTAGATTGATGTCACTGTCAATCTCACCATCTTCGAACTCAGACATATTTTCAATAATCTTGATTTCGTAGCAACCTTTATTATACAGCTTCTGAGTGAACTTGTCAAATTTATAGTAGTCAGTTTTATTGACAACAATTAACTTTACAAAGGTTTCTTTTAAGTCAAGAGCATCTAAGTCGATAGGTTCTTTTTCTTTGTCATCGTACTCAACTCTTTTGAACATTGTATAGTGATTTGCAATGAAGTCGAGTCTTCTTTTTTCAAGATCGAACAAGTGAAATCCTCTGGTATCGTTATAGTCCTGCCAAGTGAGTTCGTACGGATTTCCCAAATAATAAATGTGACCATCATCACTACGATGATGATAGTGACCACTAAACACCATATCAAACTTTTGAAAAAGATCCTTAGATAATCCATCGTGACTTTCCATTCCTCTGTGCATTGCAAAGCCAGCTATCTCAAAATGCCCCATGCAGATTTCTGCTTTAGTATTTTTAATTTGATCAATAGAATCTTGATAGTTATCAGGACAGATCCATGGCATCATGCAGATAGAAGTGCCATCTATAACGATAGTCTCTGGCTTGGAGATAACATCAATGTTATTGTACTCAGTTAGAAGTAACTCTGGAGAATTAACTTCATTGGTGTTCTTATAATAAGTATCGTGATTACCAGCAAGCATATGAACACGAATACCTCGCTCTTCAAGTTTATCGAAGAACATTTTCTTTGCACGATCAAGTGCATAGAAGTTTACATACTTGCGCCTATCAAAAGTGTCGCCAAGAATAAGAACAGTAGTAATACCATTTTCATCCAATGTAGGAAAGAATGTATTGTCATAGAACTTTTGAAAGAAATCAAGAAAAGCAATGCTATCATTCCTAGCGCCAAAATGTTGGTCAGTAATAATTGCTACTTTCATTAATCAACCTTCACAATTTCGTATAAATTATTGATACCAACTTTGGTATTGGAGAACTCGATTGCTTCTGAGAGTGTTTTAAATATTTTACACATACGAGTATTGCTACCAGCAATATAGTATCTTACTTTATACATCAGATAAATCCTACCTTTCGGTTCTCAGGTTTGTGTTGTTGCTTGTTAAAGATATCAGCAATAGAATATTCTTTGTTGCCACCATCAATACTAGCACCAAGTCGTTTAGCCAACTTCGCTGCTTCTGTCTCATCCAATGCAGAGAATGTGAGAATATCAAAACATCTTCCTGGACGAACCAATGCAGAATCGATGTCACGGATACTTGGAAGGTTGGTAGAGAAAATCATCTTCTTACCTTTGGTAGTCACAAGACCATCACCCACATTCAAGAATCGATGCATCATTGTATTGCCATCGCTACGAGATTTCAAGAACGCATCGCTGTCTTCAAGAACCATAACTTCTGCATCATCTTCGATAAACTTGGCAAAGAAACCATCTTTCTCAAGGATGCCTGCATCATAAGTTACGATTGCAGAGCAGTTGCGATGAGCAAGCAGACCACGAATGAATGTAGTCTTACCAGTTCCTGGAGGACCAATCAACAAGAGAATATTTGCTGACGAATTCATGTAACGATCATAATAATCACCAAGAGGTTCACCTTTGAGGAAAGGATACATTTCCTGCACAGGAAGTCTATCACGATTCAAAGGAACATTAACAGAGTTACCATCTGCACCATATACCCATTCAATGTAAGAAGATACAACAGAGAATTTATTTTCTACAAGGAGAATAATAGAGTCAGAGAATGCCTCATCGCCAAATGCACGAACAGTGGTGGAATTACTATTTACATCAAACTTAATAAAGTTATCAGTATCTTCTTCCAAGATAAATCCATTAGAAGAAGATGTTTGAATGTAAGTCATAGAAGAAAAATTAGCTTCAGCCCATTGTGCCCATTCTTTACGATTGGCAAGCACTGTGGTTTCTCTTTGGATAGTTGACTTATTGGCAGTTGATCTGCGTTGTAGTGTTTCAGTTGTTAGCAAGTCTTCAAAATCGGAGACACCTAAAAATATCTTTTCGTTTGTTGTTTCGTTCATAATTTTGTTCAAGTTCAATATGTTATCAGACGCATCCCAAGTGTAACCTTTTAAAAGTCTCTTACCAAGTTTTCTTCGTCTTGATCGTGTTCTTCTTAGTAAGGAAGGATAACTGTATGTTGGCACACCATTAGCCAAATCACGAATCATTCTCTGTATGGTTGTCGAGTCCGAACTCATCTTCTTCTTTCAATTCAATAAAATCATCTAAATTAGTTGACTTCTTTTTCTTTTTCTTTTCTATTTTTCGTTCCATCCATGAATCATCAAAGGTGCTATTGTTTTGGATAAAATCCATATAGGCATTGTGATAATCTTTATCATCACCATCTTGAAGATCGAATGAATCAAAGGGCATGTCTTGAATCAACTTACCTTTAATGTAACTTTGTTTCTTTTCTTTAGCAATCCTTCGTAGGAAAGCATAGTAGATAATCTGAGTAAAATATGCAAAGGGGTTATTGGACTTCGTTGGATCGAAGTTATCAATGTACTGAATACAGTTTTCTATACCATCAAGAATCATATCATCTCGATAGGAATAGTTTATAAAGTTGGGTTTATAAGAAAGATGAGTCGCTATCTTTAGAATACATTCACCGATATAATTACTAACTTGTGGTTTGGGTAAACCATTTTCTTCAGCATATTTCTTTTTCTCACGCATCTCTAGTAATGCTGCAAGAAAATCAGCGTTGTTTACATAATGTGCCATATCATCTTTTTTCTCTTATAATTAAAAACATACCATAAGTATACATCAATAAATGAAAAAAGACAAACTTATATTGTAAGATTGTCTTCTGAAATTAGATTTGATTTTTTATTTGTCTTGAGGCATAATCACTGTGTTAGGGTTGATGATGACCTTAATTGATTGTATCGTTACCATCCACAAGAAATCGGTATTCCTTGTCTTCTTCTTTCTTGGATCCCAAGAATCTCTGTAGTAATTCTACTTTCTTTCTAACCTCCTCTAGTTCCTCAGGATCGTGTTGCACGATCTCTTCATGATCTCTTGTAACTAGCGTGGCAGGTTTTTCATGCTCTGCTACAATTCTTTTGTAATGGGGGATAAAAACATGATGAAGTTTTTTAACGAACATTACATTTCTTTTATCCAAAACAAAATTCTTATCATCAGAGAATTGGCAAAATGGATGAGCAGTAATATGTTCTCTTTGTTCACCCATAATTGGAATAGTTCTAATAGTCATGGGTGATTCCAACTCTACATATCTTTCATCTTCAGATTTTAGAACAGCCATCATCTGCTCACCACTGGTAAGTTTTATAATTACAAACAACTCATCGTTTGTTAACATAACTCTACCTCTACTATTTTTGTTTTAAATTCTTCTTCAGCATAAGTTTTATATCTTTCTGCAGCATGATTTAAAGTATGGTTCTTCCATGACTTCCAATGTAAGTCATCAGCCAGATCATATAAATTGCATTTGGTCTTACCATCTTTCAAACGCAATCCACGACCAATACTTTGTAGATTACGAATCTTACTTTTAGATGGTGATGCGAAAATTACATTTTCCAAAGATGGAATATTAATTCCAGTACTAAAAGTACCAAAAGAAGCGATAATAATGGCGTCGTTTTCACCTTCAGTTATGTGACGAATAGCTTCACGATCTGTTGTCTCAGTACCACCATACACAAAAAATACTTTTCTTTTATCATGGACTTTAGACTTAATAAGTTCGTACAGAATTTTTCCATGTTTCTCAACATATTGGAAAAGGACTAATGTATTACCCTCGGACTTTATTGCAAGATTACGAATAAATTTGTTTCTTGGCTCACAAGATACAATCCAATCCATTTCATCTTGGTAGGTATTGTTCTTTCTTGCTTTACGAATCTCTTCATTGTACTTTAATATAATACACATTATATTTAGGGTAGTGAGTCTTCCTGAGTCCATCAATGCTTTGGTAGTAGTAACTCTATGTACTGGACCAAACATACCTTCAAGAACTAAACGATGTACCTTCTTATTGTCTAATGTACCTGTAGTTCCGATTCTGTAACGAATCTTGTCCATCTTTTCCATAACTGTTGTTAAGGACTTTGCTTTGAACTGATGCGCTTCATCTCCGAAGATTACATCGAACTGAGCAAACCAAGATTTAGGTTGTAGGTATACTGACTGCCATGTAGTAATCAACACATCTTTGGTAAATTCTCTAGTAAAGCCACTGTATAGTTTTTGACAGTGGGTTGATACATCCCACATGTTAGCAGAAGAGTAATCTTCAAAGTCTGTGTATAGCTGTTCAACCAAAGAAGTTGTTGGCACAATAATAATGCACTTACGATTTGCAGCAAGATGCCATCTCATCGTAGTGTAAATTATAAATGACTTTCCTGACGCAGTGGGAGATAATAGCAGTGTGCGCTCTTGATCGAGAGCAGTAGTTACTGCATCAATCTGGTAATCACGAATCTCGATCGGTTTACCACGACCCTGTGGATCCAATGATTTAGCATACGCTTCGACTGATCCAGAAGTAATATTGTTTGTATGTCTTACTTGATTAACATATTCTATTGCATACCCATTGCGAGCAGCAAACTCTTCAACATATGTTACTAATCCAAGATAAAGAGTTTTCCTTATTTGATCGTATAGACGAACCTTACCATCCCACAACCTTGCTCTGTATTGTGGAGTAAATCTTGCGCCTGGATACTCATATGTAAAGAAGTCAGCGAGTTCTTGTTCAATTGAACCATCGCTAAAAACTCTAACATAGACTTCGTCTAATTTTTCAATTTTAATCATTACATACCAGCTAGGAATTTCTTCCACTCAACAGCTGTTTTAATTTGCCAGTCTCTTGCTTTGATTTGGCTGAGTACTGACTCAAGGAAATATATCATTGTTTCAAGATAATCAATTCTAGTTCTCATGGCATTTAATTCTTCATCACCAGTAAGGAATTCATCCATCTCATTTTTGAGTGGTTTAACACCCTGCCATTGTTGCCATTGTAAATCATTTAATTCGTCACGAGATAACTCTCCACGATAGTATCTAAATTTATTTTTTCTTAAAAGATTATAATCTGATTGATATTTGGTGTGCTTGAGTTTCACTGTTACCAACATCTTAAGATATTTGGCATGTAACTTTGGGGTTGCTGTGGAATTTTCTCCGAGATAGTTGTCGTCGATCTGACAATCGATATCCCAGTTTTCTTGCAATTGCTCTATATTCATAATATCCTCACATTTATATACTGCCGATTATACCGCAGTCTTACAAAAAAATCAAATTTGTCTTACAAGAATTTGTAATAACCGTATCTAAATGTAGCATTACCTACGAGGTATTGCACATCTGTATTAGTTCCAGAAAACATAACTGAGTCAATTGAAACTGGAAACAAGTCATTGAACTGAACTGTTTTTATTGCTTGGTTATTAGATCCAAGAATTTGTAAAGTCGCATCAGAGTAGTTCTTGGCTAGTTCAGAATAATTTGTATTATCAGAACCAACAAAAGAAATATACTGATCATATCCTTGTGGAAAGCCCAATGCTACTAACCAATTATATATTGATATGTAGTTAGCCATACTTTCATCAACTAAGAACTGCACAGTTAATTGATCGTATGTTAAGGACTCACCTGGGATTGGTTGCGTTTGAAATGGGTTACCAAACTCTGGCGCACCCAGTGTAATACCTGGAAGGTTTACCTGCTGACAGAAATATGTCATTTGAGGTAGTTTAGAAATGGAGAACATAAACCCATTCGGAGAGAGTGGATTGATGTTCGCTGGAATCGGACAAGTGATAGTAGTATTAGCCATAACATTATTTATCCAAATAAAAAAGAGGGATCCGAAGATCCCTCTTGAAGTACCGCTTCTTATCGTCGGCTTACATAATATAGTAAACCGAAGTTTAAGATTACATTAGGTTAGTAACTTTAACACGACGGTAGTAGTAGTTTTCGTTAGCAGTCAAACCACCAGTACCATCCAATGAAACGAATGGGTTAGCAACTAGACCATAACGAGTCTTGAAGCCAATCTTTGGTTGGAAAGTAGCTGGAT